CCGACAAGCTGCCCGAAGCCGTGCCTTTCGACAGGTTCGACGGAACTTGCTGCGACACCACGAGCGGGTAGCCGAACAGGTTGGCGAGGTCTGCGCCGAGGATGAAGTTGCCCTCAACGCCAGAGGCCTGCCGTGGGGTGTTCGCCATCTTCGCCTTAACCTGACCGTTGGTGAGGAACGCCGCCGCGCCGTTCAGCGCGTTGTCGATTTCCACTTCCTTCACCAAGTCCGTGACCATTGCCCAAGTCGGCGCACCGCCGTTCGAGCCGAGGGTCACCGAGCCGATGCCCGAGGTGTTCAACACGCCGGTCGGCTTGTTGCTTCCCGAACCCGCCACGGCAGCCCCGTCCATCGCCACCGCGATGCTGGAGGCCAAGTCGTTACGCACCATCGCCTCAACGTCCAACGAAGATTGGAGCATCAAGCGGCGGGAATAATCGACATAAGCAGCCAAGGTTTTCGGAGTCATCGTGACCTGATCAAAGGTCATCGTGCCTTCGGTCGGGGCGGCATTTTCGCCAACCCAGTACGAGGTCGCACCAGTGGCCTTACGAGGAATCGCGATGTTGCCCTGCAAGCCGGTGAGGAACTGCGCACCGAGCGTGTTCAACACCATTTTGTTACGCAACACATCGATAAAGCGGTCGGCCAAAAGATCGGTCGCTACCGTATAACCCGCTTTCGACGTACCCGAGGCGGTCGAGGTAGTCAGATCACGATAGAGAACGTCAGCCGGAACCATAATGCCACGGCTGTCGCGGCCTTCCTTCGCAGCAGCAGCTTGCGAGGCCTCGAACTCGAACGCAGCTTCGCGTTGAGCCTGACGGTCTTGCGGGTTGCTGAGAGCGCGGATCGCACGAACGAACGAGAACTGGCGCACTTCCTTATCAGTGAGGCCGATTTCGTTGTCCACGGCGAGCGGCTTGCTGCCAACCTTATCGAGCAACGCGCCACGGAACTGATCCAATGATGCGCCGTCGCGAATAGCCTGCTCGCCGAACTCACGTTGATTGTGACGGCTCGCAAGCTCCATGATCGCAGAAACGCGACTGCGCTCTGCCTTTGCTGCGTCCTCTCGGACGCTGTTGATATCTTCAGACATAGTTGTCTCCTTGATTGAAATTGACGGAACCGGCTCCGGTGCTGGCGATTCGATAGAACGCCCGACGCCGACGCTAGTGTCCGCTGGAATTGACACGATAGAGATTTCGAGAGGTTGCCAACTGGTCGCACGGAAGATCTCCCGACCCTCGCGCTCCCCGTCCTGCACCATCTCGGTGATGACGTAACCAACAGAAACATTTGAACGAATACCATCTTTCACGTCTTGCCAGATCTCCTCGGCTCGTTTGCTTTTCCCAAAGCGCACTCGAGCGCGTGCCACGCGATCACCGCCAAGTTCAATCTGCTCCACGACACCGACCTGATCGGCCATGTCGTGATCTACTAGCAACGGCGCACGACCGCTGCCAATAAATTCTGTATTGATCGCGCTGGGCGAGTGATCGAGTACCTCATAGCCCCACCCGCGATCCACTTCCATTTCGCTCGAGAACGCGAGAGTGACTCGACGATCCTCGGTTACCGTCTCCCGCTCGAATGTCGCATTACGGAATATGCGCTCGGTTGGCCCTCTGCGTTTAGCAGGGCCAGCGTATCCTTCCTCCCACGGCTCTTTACCCGAGGGATCTAAGGGTCGCTCACCTTCCTCAAAGGTTTCCTCTACTGTCTCGATAGCAGCATCCGCTTCCTCGGACTCATCCATATCGTATTCCGATTTGGTAAAGGTAACCGTTACTGTCGCCTCATCTTCAACCACAGCGACAACGTGGCGTTTTTCAATATCGTCCATATTACGACCCTCATTCTCGAGCTGTTTGCTTTTAGCATTTGCCCACGACTTACCCGAATCTCCACCCCATAGAGCCCATGCGATACGCCCTGCGCTCGGATATCCATCCTCGCCGGGCGAAAATCCTTCGCCTTGTTTATCGACCTCGTGTCTCGCGAAATAACTCACCATGCGACGTACTGTCTCGGGTGATAAATTTTTGCGATTACTAATATCTCGAGCGCGAGCAACGCCGACCTCCGTACCACCACGCCCGAATTCTTCGCGCCAATCGAGACCGCGCTGGGCTTCTTCTGCCATCGCCTCGGTCGGTTGGAGATCAACTGCCACTTACTTATCTGCCAGCGGTTGCGTCGTAACGGTGCGTAACACAAGGTTACAGAGCGCGCCGATCAAAAGGATCGAAGCGGCGACATCCTGCCCAAACAATACGGTCAGATTGCCCGCAAACATTTCTAGGCTCGCGAGCAACGCGAGCAGGATATTCCACCATACCGTGCGCGACCGCAGTGCGCCTTTTAGCGTGCGCCAGTCCATTACGCCGCCTCGTCTTCGACCGGCTTCCACGGGAGTGCCACGACTTTCGGCTGCGCGACCTTTTGGTTATCGATCTGCGTCTGCGCCATACCTTCAAAGCGCGCCACGCCGTCTTCGCCTAAAGCGTCTTTCGTCCACGCAATGACCTGCGCTTCGATAATGTCAGCAAGCTCGACAAAGCTCTGCGCGTCCGGCGGCAGCAACTTGGTGTCGCCTTGGACGAAACCTTTGAGTCCGTCCTCATCTGCATTGATATCAAAACAAACGGTCACGACCACATCATCGAGATCGTCAATCTTCTGGGCTTCGATTTGTCTGATCGTCCAATCAAACTGTGCCATCGTCAGTCTCCTTCGCTTGAGATTCGGCCTGTTCCTTGATCTTTAGCACCAAGGGCCAAGCACCGGATTTTGTGGGTAGGTCGCCGAGGACGCCTAAAATCGCGTTGATTTCTTCGACGGTGAGTTTTAGTTCAATCATATGTTACCTTTCAGTGTGTCTAGTTCAGCCTTCAATTCCTGTACAGCTTTCACAAGCAGTGCGACCATGTTTCCGTAATGCAATGCATCCGGTCGGCCTTCGTTGTCGTAAGCCACAAACTCGGTTAACCCAGCGTCATGTACTTCCTCGGCAATCAAGCCGCCGAATACGGTGTCGCCGCTGTTCTTGGCTTTGTAGGTAACGCTGCGAAGTTTCAACACATCGGCAAGGCCGTGCGTAGCGTCTGCAACATCTGATTTGTAGCGGAGCGATGACGTTGATCTTTGTAAAAGACCGTTAGAATCAACCACAACATTTGCGGCGTTTGCCGTCGTGTCGTTATAAGGCGAACTTGCGGCAATTCCCGTATAAAATTTTCCGTCATTTCTAACAGAAAGGGTATAAGTTCCTGCGCTTGTTTCGCCGTAGATATGCCAAGCAGTTGAGTCTGAAGTTGCCCCCCGAGAAACAAATCTGCTTGTGTAACCGGGTGACGATACCCCAAGAAGCAAATTGCCAGCCATGTAATTCTGCGCCGTACCTGCTGCATAGAAGTTCCAGCGGTTAGCGGCAGAGGCGATTTCGGAGTAGAAGCCGTAGTTATTAGTCGCCCCAGTAACACCACTGGTTGCACGAAACCCGTATTGATTTGTAATTGTTGAACCAGCGCCAACAGCTGTTCCGCTGTATAAGAATCCTTGTGCGCGAGCCAAAGTAAACGCGGATGCAGCAGTTCCACCCGCTACCCATGCACCAACATAATCAGCCGTTGATCCGCTGGGAACAGTTCCACGAGCATAAAAGGCTGCGCTTGTTGCCGAGCCGCTTGGGTATGTGCCGGAAACATCAACTTTTGCATAAGCCAGCGCCGTCCCGCCGATCCCGACGTTGCCGGAGGAGTCAATACGCATCCTTTCGCCGCCGTTGGTATACACAATCCAAGGTCGTGTACCGGCAGCAACATGGTAAATTGCCGAGTTGTTAGCGCTGATGTGGTAGTTGAGCGTGTCACCGCTTGCCCACTCTACCGCAGAATAATTCCCAGCCGTTCCGGTGTTGACCGTCAGAGCGGTAGATAAACTGGATTTGTTAGGCGAACTCGTCCCAATCCCGACGTTGCCATTGCCGCTAATCAAAACGCGCTGCGCGAGACTGGAACTAAAAGTGCTGAACCCAAGGCCGACGTTACTACCGTCCTCAACAATGTTAGAAATTCGCCCTAATACAGTTCCTGCTGCATTAGTAAAATTGAGGTCGCCGCTTGTTCCGGGCGTGACAGCAGTGTTATACCGAAGGCGCAATACTTCATTATTGGCTGCTGCGGCGGCTGAATTGTAAACGTCTAACTTTGCCCCCGGCGTCGTCCCAATACCGACGTTGCCCGCAAAGTAATTGTCAGCAGTCCCCGCTGCATAGAAGTTGTAGCGGCCAGAGCCAGAGGCGATGTTGGAGTAAAAGCCGTAGTTGTTGGTGGCTCCGGTAAGCGTTGAACCAGCGTGAAAACCGTATTGATTAGTTACGGTTGAGCCAGCGCCAAATGCAGGCGGGTTGGCGAAAAAGTGATTTAAGGTTGTCAGCGTAAATGACGCTGCTGCGGTCGTCGGCGTACTGTAATAGCCATATGCCGTCGTAGCTGTGCTTGGAATTGTTCCGTTTAAATTATAAGGAATTGTAAACCCGCTTCCTTCGGCTAGCGTTCCTGTTATTTGAAGTTTTGAAAATGCTGCCGCAGTCCCGCCGATCCCGACGTTGCCGGATGTGTCGATACGCATCCGTTCGAAGCCGTTAGTCGTGAAAACAACATCATGGCTAGTCCATGTGCCAAAATTGCCAGTGCCACTAGATTGAATTCCCGCTTCCGCGAAACCGTCGCGGCGAACAATAAGCCCCGTTGAAAATGACGCGCCTTTTACTGCAAGAAGTGGAGCCGTACCCGTCATGGCAATGGCATCAGTGCCATCCCCCACTTGCAATATTGATAACGGACTCGCCGTCCCAATCCCGACGTTACCCGACGAATCGCTAATCGTGATCGCCGCCGTGCCGTCTTTGGCCTTGACGTTGGTGACTTCGACGTTGGTGGCGTCAACGGTGGTGGCGTTGACGGTGGTTACATTCGCGGTCGTACCGCCGAGCGTGTTGATCGTAATCGCATTGATCGTACCGCCCTCGACGCTATCACCGCTGATTTGATCATTGGCGAGGGTGAGCGTGCCGCCCGAAACATTGAGCGTTTTACCCGAGCCGACAGTGATGTCTGACGTCGCGATGGTCACACCATCGATCGTGCCGCTGTTGATGTCCACATTCGTGAGACCCGCAGCCGCAGCCGCGCCGACGAGCGCAGCGGGCGTCACTTTTTTGGTCTCCGTCGCATTCGTGTCGACGATGGGCAGCACGTCATTGGCGGTGTCGACGTTCGCCTGAATCAACGCGGTCAGCGCGCTTATCTTTTTGTCAGCCATGCTTTAATACCTCATTCGAGCCGCAGGAACGATTCTGCGGTGGTGGTCAGTGTCAGCGCAACAACACGCACCGTGCCGTCGCTACCCTTTACTTTGATCGTAAGCGTGCTGTTATCCGTTAGCTCGAAAACCATATCGCCGTTATTCGCTGGCGTTGCTGTGGCTGCGGGAGCATATGTTACCGCGCCGACCGAGCCGCCAGTGATCGCGACGTTGTTAGCATCTTGCGTAGACATCGTGCCGAGACCGCTAACTGCGGTGTTCGCAATCGCAATCGTCGCGTTGGATGCGGCAGTCAATCGGCCTTGCTGATCTACCGTGAAGGTTGCAACCTGTGTTGCGCTCCCATAACTATTTGGCGTCACAGCGGTATTCGCGAGATCAATCGTTCCGCTCGAGGTGATTGTCCCGCCATTTAGTCCCGTTCCAGCGGTGATACTCGTAACCGTACCGACGCCGCCGGCTGCGATCCACTCGACATCTGTACCGCCGACATTGATCGCGAGCACCTTGCTGGCGTTCCCTGTGTACGATGGCAAAAGGTTCACTCGAGCATCTGTCGCGCTCGATGCTCCCGTCCCGCCGTCAGCGACTGCAAGATCGGTAATGCCGGTGATACTGCCCCCGCTGATCGAGACGTTGCTCGAGTCTTGCGTTGACATTGTGCCAAGACCCGAGACAGCGGTATTCGCAATCGCAATCGAGGTGTTCGATGCTGCGGTTAAACGCCCCTGCGCATCAACAGTAAACGTGCCGACTTCAGATGCCGAGCCATAAGTGTTAGCAGTGACAGCCGTATTCGCGAGACTTAATGTGCGATTGGTTGAAAGATCACCCCCGCCAGATAGTCCCGTGCCTGCGCTAATCGTG